AAGGGGTAACGGTAGTCAGAGTGTAGTTTGCAAAGCCATAGTCCAACAGCGCCTTTGCGTCCTCAAACCGTTCATTGGAGGTGGGGGCTTTTAAGATCACGGCAATGAGCTCCATACCGCCTTTTTCCGCAGTGGCGCTGATGCAGTAGAGAGCGGACTCTGTGGAACCGGTTTTGAGGCCCGTGGCGCCAGCATAAAAACGGACCAAGCGGTTGGTGTTTGTCAGGCCAAATTCTCCATTTCGGATGGAGTCCATCCAAATGGTGGTCAGTTCGCGGAGCTGGGGGTGGTTTAAAACCAGTTCCCGGGACATGAGGGCGATGTCATAAGCGGAAGTGACGTGGCCTTCAATGGGCAGGCCGGTACAGTTGAGGAAGTGGGTGTTGGTCATCCCGAGCTCCTGGGCACGTTGGTTCATTTGAGCTGCAAAAGCCTCTTCGCTGCCGGCGAGGTGTTCCGCTAAGGCGACAGCGGCATCATTGCCCGAGGCCACTGCCACACATTTCAGCATTTCCCACGCGGAGAGCTGCTCCCCTTCCTTCAAATAGACCTGGGAACCGCCCATACCGGCGGCGTAGGCGGAGGTGGTGACCATCTCATCCCTGGACAGGCGGCCACTGTCAAAAGCTTCCATGACGAGGAGCATGGTCATGACCTTCGTCACGCTGGCAGGAGCCAACTGTTCATGGGCGTTTTTTTCCGCCAGGATGGAGCCCGTTTCCTTCTCCATCAAAATAGAAGCGGCGGCGGACACATTTGGGCCGATAGCGGTGGATACCGCCTGGGAAGCGGCGGCGGCTGGCTGCGCCAGCACAAGAGCTGCGAGAACCCCGGTCAGAAATTTCTTCATAGGCGGATTTCCTCCATATCCAAATACTGATAAAAGGATGTGAAAGGAAGGCCAACTCTATACATCAAAATAAGACGGAAAATTTTTCTGACCATAAAAAAGAAAACCACCCCGGCCAATTCATCGTCGGGGGGCGGCAATGGGATGGAAGGGAAAAAGCGCAGAGGACAACATGTACTCCTCTTTATAATATATGTTCTGGGAAGAGAATTGTCAAACAAAGACGATTTTATAAATTTTTCTTTTTTGATGAATGAAAAGATGCAACTTTTTGGCAGGTTGGAGCTTTCATTGGGAGGGATATGGTGAGTGGAAAAAAAGGTTCAAAACGGCGGGAGGCGCTGATACGGCAAATGCAGATGCTGGCCAAAGGCAGAGTCAACGATGCGGTGAAGCTGGCATACCTGTCAGAGGAGCGAAGGGATTTGATCGATGACCTGGATTTAACGGCGCTGACAGAATTTAAACGCGGCGGAAACGGAGCGGTTGAAATGAAGTTTATTGACCGTATGAAAGCAATGGAGCAACTGCTGGTGTTATCTCAGGAGAGTGAATCGGAGCGCTTGGCAAGTCTGCTGGACTGTCTGGGCGGTCAGGAAGGCGGAGAGGTGCTGTGAGCGGATTTTCCAAAAAACAGCGCAGGGTTTTGCGGTGGTGGACGCCGTCTTCTCCAGATTGCGGGTTTGACGCCATTATTTGTGACGGCGCGGTGAGAAGTGGAAAGACGCTGAGCACGGGGCTGGGATTTTTTTGCTGGGCCATGTGCTGTTTTGAGGGAAAAAAGTTTGCGCTGTGTGGGAAAACAGCCGCATCTGTGCGGCGAAATTTGATCAGTGAGGTCCTGCCCCTGTTACAGCAGATGGGATTTACATACAATGAGGTTCGCAGCAGGGGGCTTTTCACGGTAAGGTTGGGCAGGCGGGAGAATACTTTTTATCTTTTTGGCGGAAAGGACGAGGGAGCAGCGGCCCATGTACAGGGAATCACGCTGGCAGGAGCCCTGCTGGATGAAGTGGCGCTCATGCCGCGCTCCTTTGTAGAACAGGTCTGTGCGCGGTGCTCTGTGGAGGGGAGCAGAATTTGGTTTTCCTGCAACCCGGAGTCGCCTGGACACTGGTTTTTCAAAGAGTGGATCCAGAACGCAGAGAGAAAGAATGCCCTGTATTTGACCTTTACCATGGAAGATAACCCGGGCCTATCATCCAGAGTACGCCGGCGGTACGAAACGATATTTCAAGGGGTCTTTTACCGCAGGTTTGTATTAGGCGAGTGGGTGGCGGCGGAGGGGCTGGTTTATGACTTTTTTGACGAGAGTTATATTCAGCCGCTGCCTGAGGGAGAGATGGAGGCGTGGTATATTTCCTGTGACTATGGCACGGTCAATCCAACCTCCATGGGCCTGTGGGGCAAGCAAAAGGGCGTATGGTACCGGGTTGCGGAGTATTACTATGATTCCCGGCTCCATCGAGCGCAAAAGACAGACGGAGAGTATGTCGGGGAGCTGAAAAAGCTGGCGGGGGGCCGGCAGCTGCAGGGCGTTATTGTAGACCCATCCGCAGCGTCCTTTATGGAAGCGCTGCGCAGGGAGGGGATGCCGGTGCGGAAAGCGGACAACGATGTGTTGGCGGGAATTCGGGTGACCGCACAGCTGCTAAAAAGCAGACAGCTGGTGATCTGTTCCAACTGTCCGGACGCCATACGGGAGTTTGGATTATACCGGTGGCAACAGCGGGATGCCGGCAGGGATATGGTATGGAAAGAGCATGACCACGCAATGGATGAAATTCGTTATTTTGCGGCCACAGTAGCGCCGGGGAGAGGGAAGGCCCCTTTTTTTGCCGGAAGTGTGGAGAGGAATCGATTTTAATGGTGTTTAGAAGGGCGGAATCAATTTGAACTGGCTAAAAAAACAGAGGAAAGAGAGCCGGGGCATGGCGGTACAGGTACGTGACACCGGGAGGCACCCGTTTGGAATGCTGAATGGCTATATCCCGGGCAGTGGGGAGATACAGCTATACCGGGCTATTCGAGAGGCGGTTCCCATCGTGGACGCGGCTATTTTAAAGTTGGTGCGGCTGTGCGGGGGGGCGAGAGTGCAGGCAGGGGATGTCAGGGCCCAGATGGGGTTGGAGCAGTTTTTACAGGCTGTGGACACGGGAAGGGGACAGCGGGGGATTCAGTCCTTTTTAGATTGCTATTTGGATTCCATGTTTACCTGTGGCCGGGGCGTGGGGGAGATGGTTTTGGACCGCAGGGGAATGGAACTGGCAGCCATACTGTGTGCGGATCCGGATTTGGTGGAAATCCGGGAGGGGGAGACGCCGCTTGACTTTAAGCTCTATGGAAAGGGAAGGGGTGGGATGGCGGAGGAGCTTCCGTGGCAGGATCTGCTGCTGTTTACGCCGTTCCAGCCGGAGACCAACAGCCCTTATGGGGTCTCTTTGCTGCGGTCCATGCCGTTTTTGACAGATATTTTACTCAAAATTTATCAGGCGATCGGACTGAATTGGGAACGGTTGGGAAATGTGCGCTTTGCCGTAGTGTGCAAACCGGGAGAGGACGACAGGGTATTTGCCCAGGAGCGGTGTAAGCAGATCGCACAGGAGTGGTCCTCCGTCATGCAGGCGGGCAAAAATGGATCGGTACGGGATTTTGTGGCTGTAGGCGATGTGGACATTAAGGTCATTGGGGCGGACAACCAGATTTTGGACAGTCAGGTGCCGGTGCGGCAGATTTTGGAGCAGCTGATTGCCCGCACGGGAATACCGCCCTTTATGCTGGGATTATCCTGGTCATCCACGGAGCGGATGAGCGTACAGCAGGCGGATTTGATGACCAGCGAAATTACGGCGGTACGCCGCAGTTTGGAGCCAGTTGTGGAGCGGATTTGCGAGTTGTGGCTGAAGCTGCACGGATTTGCCCCCGCTGTTCTGGTAGACTGGGCGGATATTAACCTACAAGACGAGGTGGAGGAGGCCAGAGCGGAGCTGTACCGCACCCAGGCAGAAGCGATCAGGCTGTAGGGGGACAAGATAATTGAGAAAACGGGAAAGGCCGGGTTATAACAAGATAGAATGAGAAAACCCACTGCTCATGCGGGTTTGAGCCGAAACTGAGACGGGAAAAGGCTCCTTTTTGTCAAATAAGTTGTCCAAGAAAGCGGCGGTTTTAAAAACCGCTGTCTTTTTTTCTCTAACAAGGAAAGGAAGGAACGGTGAGATGGTAGACTTCCCTAGTACAGCAAGGGCGCGAAAGCCCGAAGCGGTGCCGTTTTCGGCGCGAAAACAGACCGCCTGGCGCGTCCCGGAAGGGGTCACAGCAATGACCCGAGAGACGGCCTGACGGCCTGGATGTGATTGCAGCAGCGCGGTGGCGGACTGACAAAGGGGCTGGGCGTAATCACAGGGGCGTCAGAGCGTTAGAGATTCTAACGCCCAAGTGAAGAAACCCGCATATCGCAAGGGCTACAGGCGTTACAGGGCCGGGGCGCGTGGCGTGCGCCCGCGCCGAAAAGACGCGATTTTGAGCCGAGAGCAAAGTGACAAAATTAGAAAAACCGGATTTTTATGTCACATTGACTTGTGGTGCGGGTTTGCAGATTTTTTTATGGCGATTACTCTAACGCACCAAAGTGACAAAGAAAGGATATAATAATATATCTTTTGCGGTAAAAAAATTAGGGGGTGATGCTCCCGATGACTTTACCCATTACCCTGAGTTCGTCACTCTCTCTAATCTGGATCAGCGGGTACTTCGGGTTCGTGGATTCCAGGAACGGCTTGCCGTCTGCCTCTATGTATTTCTTGCAGTAGGCATCCCCATTCAGGAGAAAGATGCCGATCTCATTGACCTCCAGGGATTTCTGCCGCCGGACAAACACAATATCACCATCGTTGTAGCGCGGGAGCATACTGATCCCGCATATTTTTACGCCAAAACTGGTCTGCAAGGGGACGTCCTTCTCAGGAAAGTCCATCAGAGTAAAGTTATCGGAATCCAGAAACTGCCCCGTGCCGGCACTGGCCGGGAGGTCATGCACCATGATGTTGCGCAGGGCGGATACCTCCTCCTCGGCAATCTGCGAAGCGCGGTGCGGCAGAATTTCCGCAGGAACAGCCTGTCTTTTGTGGCTACCAATATAACCAAGTAGCGCGCGGACGATAGACTGTCCTTCCTCATCCAACTTTCTGTAGGTACTTGCTAATGCGGAAGCATCATCTTCAGGGAGCGATGATGTGCACGTACCAAAAAGCAAATAATCCGCTGATATTGCGTATCTTTCGCAAATAATTATTATCTGTTCTAGTGTTGGCTTTGACTTCCCATTTCTCCAATCTGTTACAGGACTCTTTTTTAATCCCAGCGCGACCCCCAATTGGACACCACTTAGGCTTTTTTCCTCCATAACAGAGATTATTCTATCAACGATAGGCATATGACTCACCCCTTCCAAGCATTGCGTAATTATCGCAAATATTTCTTGACATTGCGTAATTATCGCAATATAATGGTGCTAACAGATATTTTAACATATCTGCATCATACCACAGCGCATTGTCAAAATGCAATACACAAAGGAGGAGGTGCCGCAGATGGCTCAGACCGATTTTGGCACAGCGGTAAAGAAGGCCCTTGTGGACAAGCACATGACCCAACGGGCCCTTGCCGCCTCACTGGGAATCAACAGAGAATACCTCTCCCATATCGTCACAGGGCGAAAACCAGGGAAGAAGTACCGCGCCGCCATCATTATCGCGCTGGAGCTGGAGGGGTTTGACCAAGAAGATATCTCCTCCGCCCGGCGGGCAAGTTAGGGGGTAGCACCATGCGAAACGGTAAAAAGCCCACACGCAAGCAGAAAATCCGGCTGGGACAAGCCGGACTGTCCCCGGACAACTGGCTGGTCGTGCGGCAGAAGCAGAACGGCGGACTTGTTATCCTGCATAAACACACCGATACTGTTCGGGTGGTCCCGGCCCTGTGGGGCTGATTCACGCACACTGGTAAGGTAAAGATGTGCGGCGAGAACACTTCACCTCTTTTCTTCTTTGGGAACAGGTGTGGCTGCTGCAAGCTCGAGTTCTACTTTCATCCCATCTCGCAAGTTTTCAAATTCAGGCCTGTTGAGTACCTCCAGAATGCGGTCCACATTCTCTTCAGAGAACTCAATTGGCGGATCAAAGGGAAGTTTAACAGTAATATTCATGATTAGGGTCTCGCCGCACATCTTTACCTTACCACACAGATTCGGAAGTGTTAATACGAAGCAGTTCGTAGATTGAATTCTTAGAAGGACTCAGAAAGGAGCAACAGCATGAGAAAGATCAAGAAAATCAACGGATACCTGATTGTCCGGTTCAATGATCGGGAGCTCCGCGCGTGGGACGGCACGGGCCTCGGCGCCTATGGCGTGATTGACGCCGAGTGCTACACAGGCGCCCTCGGCTGTGACTTGGGCGCGTTTGAGTATTATGACGCCGATACGCTGGAAATTGCCATTGAGCAGGCCCGTGGTCTTGCATCGGAGGTGGACATCCCGGAGGAAAAGCCGGTCTATACCATCGTAAAGGAAACGGGTGACGGCTCCTGCGAGGAGGAGGTTTCTCCCCAGTTCATGATCACCGGCTGGGAGCGCCAGCTGGCAACCCAGATCGGAAGCCGCCACTATCCCGGCATCAACCCTGATTCGGCCAGGCATGAACTGTACGGCTACAAGGTGGCCATGAAGGAGCTGGGGTTGATTGAGGACGAGGACTGCGTTGTCCTGCCGGAAACCTTTGAGCCGGAGAGGGGAAGCCCCGACACCGCCACCGAGGATATCCGCGCCGCCATCTGTGATGATATCTGCGGCAAACGGGACGGGGTTACGCAGGAGGAGCTTGACCAGATTTGCGCAACCTGTGTGGTCAACCGGGTGGCCGCACCTACCCCGCTTCCCCCACCGCCACCCCGCGGGGCATTCGAGCACATTCCGGAATCCCTGTCCGGCATGCGCACGCTGAAAATCTACGCCTTGGGACAATTGCTGGAGGAGGACTGTCCGCAGAACGACTGCGCTATTTTCCTGAATATCTTCCGACAGTGTTGTCAGCTGGATGAGCAGATCAATCGGGCGGAGGGATGGCCGCAGACAGTGTTGTCAATGGAGCTCCAAAGGCAATATCGAAAGCTGGAGCAGATGTTTCAATTGAACTATGCCATCCGGCAGTACCGGAAGGAGTATCCGGAGCATTCCATAGAAAAAGAGCCGCCCGAGAGCCGGACGCCTCTTTACGAAGCACCTACTATACCAATAGAAGAGGCATCTGCAATGCTTCACTCAATGTCGAGGACTTCCAATAAGAGCGAGTAGACTAAACTGTTTGCATACTCCCTGGCTTCAAGATATGCAAATGCTGTCATTTCAAACGCATTTACAGTCTTGTCGTCACCTACGTACCGCTTTAATAATTTTGTAAAATCTTCGGGCTTTTCCAATGTCAGTTTATCCTTGCATCCTGAAAAGATTTCATCAAAGGCTTGCTTAGTCAAAACTTCACCCCCTTTCGTTGGTTGATAGGTCGCACTTCGATTATACGGCATCGGGGAGGAAAAATAAAGCATTGCAGAAAGGAAGAGCGCGATGAAAAACAACCCCGATCTGGACCGGGCGCTGGAGCTGATTGTTCTGGCCCGGCGCACCGCCATAGAAGATAAACGGGAGACCGCACAACCGCGCAATCCACTGAAAGCCCGGCCTGGGCAGGAGGAACGCTTTGAACGGCAGTGCCAGAATGTCCGGGCGCTCACCCTGACGCTCCAGGCGCTGGAGAGAAAGACGGCCCGGGACTGTACGGCCCCGCTCATCCGGGCGGTCAAGTCATTTGTGAACATCTTCTGGGAATTTATGTGGATGGTGGTGGTGTTCAACTTCACCGCAGCGGTGACCATCTTCGCCTGTTCCGTCCTACAGAGAGTCCCCCTCCCGGTGTTTGCGCTAACCTATCTGGCTGTGCCGGCTTTTATATACCTGTACATTCATCGGAAGTAAGCCCCAGAGCTGATTTTCAGGAAGGGAGGGAACGGAAGTGCCGGAGATATATATCACGCTGGAAGAGGCTGCTGAGCTTGAAGGGATTAGGTATAACACCCTTATCCAGCGAATGCAACGCACCCCAAAGGATTATCTGACAAAGGCAGTCCCCCGCGAGAGCGGGGGCAAAGACATGGTGCTGGTCTCCGTGTGCTCCCTCTCCTCCAGGGCAAAGAAGGCATACCGGGCGGCCCAGAAGGTGGAGACTATGAAGCAGGCCTCGGCACAGGCGGAGCCGCCCTGGTACACCGAAGTGGATTTGAGCTGGTATCTGGAACAGAACAAAACAACTTACTATGAAGCGGTTCATATGGCGGGTGAGATTGAGAAATATCTTGCCTATACCGGGCGGGAACGCACCGCCTTTGCGGAACGGACAGCCCTCGATCTGGGCGTCAGTCCGCAGACCTTCTACCGGCTGGCGAAGCAGACGATGGAGGCCGGGGCCTGGGCGGCGCAGTTTGAGCAGGAGAGCGGCGAAAACCGGGACTATTTCAAAATTCTGTGTCTATGCCGGAAGCCCAGGGAAAAGGCTACCTTCCCCAGCCTGACGCCTGAAATGCGGGCGCTGATTGAAAACATCTGCTTTCACAAGGGCTTTGCGGCAAATATCGGAACGGTGGAAATGCTGTATGAAGCGTTTGAGGAGAGGGGCCGGGGCTGTGGGTGGGAGCCGCTGCCCTCTTGCAAGACGGTGAGCCGCTATGTAAAGCACCTGATGGAGTCGCCTGGCGGGGAGAGCGCCCACTATCTGGCGGCAAACGGCCTGCGGGCGTGGAAGAACAAGAAGCAGATGAAAGGAAAGCGCGATTCCACCACGCTGGAGGTCATGGAGTACGTGGTGGCGGACGCCCACACCTTCGACTTCTGGGTGAGCTGCACCGCCCCCAATGGAGCGGTCAAGGCCATCCGCCCGGTGCTAGTGGCCTGGATCGACCAGCGGAGCCGGAAACTGTTGGGGTGCGTGTTGTGTGAACACAGCAACACCCAGACGGTGAAGGAATCCTTTGTGAAGATGGTGTATGAAGCCGGGTGTGTGCCGAAGCATGTACATACGGATAACGGGAAGGACTTTGCCAACCATGAAACGCTGGGCCAGGACAGGACCAGACGGGCGCTGGATACAGCGCTCATGGATGCGGAATTCAAGGGATTTTATCTAGCCATGGGCAGTAAGGACTGGTCGCGCTCCCTCCCCTACCAGCCATGGGACAAGTCCATTGAGCGTTCATTCAACACATTGTGTTCCAAGTTTAGCAAGTGGTTCAAAAGTTACACGGGCACTCTGACAGGCAGCAAGACCGAAGCGAAGCGGCAGAAGCCCATCCAGCAGATGTTGGAGCGCGGGGAGCTGCTGACAATGGAGGAGACCCTGGATCAGTTCACCCGGTTTCTGACGGGGAAATATGAGACCCGCACCCATAGGGGCCTGAAGGATAGCGGTGATCAGTGGCACACGCCGGGTGAGGTCTGGACGAACGCACCCCGGCATGACCGGCCCGCCCCACCCAGAGAATACGCCGCCATTCTGCTGATGAAGCCAGATCGGGCAAAGGTGACGAACCAGGGCATCACAAAGTTTAAGACGCTGTACACAGCGCCGGAGCTGGCCAATTATGGCGGACAATGGGTCAATGTCCGGTGGGATGTGGACAACATCACAAAGCTTTACATCTACGACAAAGAGGGGCGTAAGGTGTGCGAGGCCTATTCAGCGGAGTTGCTGCAGTTCGGTGACCGGGTATCCCAGGAGGCGCTGGAACGGCTGAAAAAGATGCAGAACGGCCAGCTGGCCCATACCCGCAGTGATCTTGCGTACTACCAGACGCCCTATGAGCTGCGGGAGAACACGGAGGCCGCAGCCGCTGTTGTGGGCAAGCTTGACCTGATGATCGGGAAAACACCGAAAGAAAAGGTGATTGCCCTGCCTCAGGACAAGGAATTCCGCAGTGAAATGGCAAGTAAAAAGCAGCGGTCCACAGCCGGGGATGAGTTTCTGGCATCTAAGGCGAATGAGGCACTGAAACGCATCAGGGCAATCGGAGAATAAAAGGAGGCGCACATCATGGAGGCAGCAGCAAAGGACATTCAGACAACGGGTACCCCAATCGCATCCCTGGCGGAGCAGGCCAAGATTTATATCAGCAAAACGGGCGGCAGCATCGCCGCAGTGGCCAAGGATATTAACTGCAGCAGAACAAAGCTCTCCCGCTATTTGGGCGGGAAGTATGACAGTGATGTCAGTGATCTGGAACAGGATCTTGCCCGGTATCTGGAAACAAAAACTGGTAAAGTGATCGAGTTCTCCGCCGCCCAGCAGTCCGGGGGCAGACCTGATTGGACGCCCCACTTCTATGGCAGCCGGGACGCCAAAAACATCCTGGGCGTTTGCCAGAGCTGCCAGGAATACATCGGACTGGGGATTGTTGTGGGGCGCAGCGGCTATGGAAAGACCCACACCCTGAAGGAATACGGCCAGCTTCCCCGCGTGGTGTACATCGAATGTGACGATACCATGAGCAGCCGTGATCTGGTGGAAGCAATTGAACGCGCCCTGGGCATTCCCAACAGCTACGGCACCATCTGGCGGCGGGTAAACGGCATCCGGGAATTCTTCAATGCAAACAAGGGGTACCTCCTCCTGATTGACGAAGCGGACAAGCTGGTCTCCAAGTACACACAGAAGAAGATGGAGATCCTCAGAAGTATTTTCGATCAATCGGACGTGGGACTGGTCATCGCAGGCGAACCGAAGCTGGAGGCACAAATCAAGACATACCTTACCCGCATGGCAAACCGGGTTGATTTCTATGCATCGCTGCGTGGACTGAGCAAAGCGGAGGTAAATGAGTATTTGATTGGCTTTGACATTACGCCGGACGCCCTGGCGGAGCTGCAAGCACGGGCCTGCAATATGCAGAACGGGTGCTTCCGCCTGCTGGATAGGACACTAAGCAACGTGCGGCGCATCCTGAAGGAGCGCAACGCAACCACGGTTACCTCCCAGATTATTGAGCAGGCGTCCGCCATGATGATGCTGTAAGCGTTAGAACGGAGGGGCATGGACAATGAAAATGAGAAAACAACGTTTTCTGGGAGGCGTCCTGATCGGGGTTTCCATTGCGATTCTGATGCTGGCATCCTGCGGGGAGACGCCCGAAGACCAGGATGCAACCACAGTCCTTATTACGCTCCCGTTGGGATTGTACATGATTTTCACAAAGCAATACATCTTGCATGAGGCAGACATCCCGTCTCCCGAGGAAGTCTCTTCGGATGAGACTACTGAAAACGAGAAAGGAGCCACAGCATGGCCAGAAAACGAATGGTCGAAGCCCCTGCCCTTAAGTCCTGGGCAGAGGTGGACGCAGCCCTGCGCAAAATCGCGGAGGCGCAGATTGCCATTGATGACATTGAGGCGGAAATGAACCGCCAGATCATCGGGGCTAAAAAGGTGGCGGAGCAGGAATCCAAGGCATACAATGACCAGATCAGCAAACTGGAGATGGACATTGCGGAATATGTGAAGGAACACAGATCAGAGCTGGGGAGCAAAAAGAGTAAGCTGCTTCATTTTGGCGAGGTTGGGTTTCGGCTTTCCACCAGGATTTCAATTCCATCCGCAAAGGATAAGGTAAACGCGATCATTCGGGAGCTGAAGGCCAGGCGGATGTTGGACTGTGTTATCACCAAAGAGACTGTTGACAAGGATAACCTACGGAAATACGGCGAGGATACGGTGAATGCCGTGGGGGCCACATGGAAGCAGAAGGACACCTTCGGCTATGAAGTATTTCTGGATAAGCTGGAGCGCGGAGAACAAGGAGGGTAATGGCGATGGGTGCGGCGGCACAGAAAAGGAATCCCTACAGCGCCATCTGGGCGATGGCACGGGAACTGGGTTTGGACAATGAAAGCCTGCACGACCTGATCTTTGCAGAAACAGGGCGAAGCAGTATGCGGGAAATGACGCCATCAGAGCAGACCTTGGTGGAAATGAGGCTGGGGCGCATGAAAGACGGCTCCCGCCCCCAACGGGGTATCTCACAGAAACGCACGGACACGGAGGGCAATCCCGCCACTATCGCGCTGCGGAAAAAGATATACGCCCTTTGCGGTGTGCTGGGCTGGAACAACGAAAACGCCAGAATCAATGGCTTTGTGAAAAAGATGTGCGGTGTCGAGCGGATTGAATGGCTCAACAGGGCACAGTGCGGTAAAGTCATTGAGGGGCTTAAGGCAATGTTGGCCCGAAGGGAGGGCGGGCTGGATGAATGAGGACAGCTTAATCCTGATTGCCCTGCGGGGCATGGAGCGGGCGCTGGAGCAAATCAGAGAGGGGCACACCGGGGAGATCATGACACTGCGTCTTTACTATCGGAGTCTTCCTGCCCCAGTAGCA